TTTTTTTGCTGTCCTGCGAAGTTTGCAGGCCGCGAACCGAGGCGCGAACCTGATGACCGACAAGAAAACGCCAATTGATTGGGCCGGCATCGAGGCCGATTATTGCCGATCCACGCAGTCGATCCGAGAGATTGCGCGGTGGTATCAGATTTCAGACGCGGCGATCCGCAAGAAGGCCAAGCTGGCTGGGTGGGTGAGGCCAGAGGCGGAGGCGCCAGCGGCCAAGAAAGAGGCGCCGCGCGACCCTGACATCATGGCCGGGGTGGACGCGACCAAGCCGGAGAACATCGTGAACCGTGGGCAAAACTTGATCCTTCGGTTGCTCGGGGAGTTGGACGCGGTGACGACCTACGGCGCTGACCTGGCCGACATGATCGAGGCGCACGAGGAAGATCCACGCCGGAAAGCCGCGATGCTGAAGGCTATCGAGTTGCCTAGCCGGGCAAACGTGATCAAGGCGCTGGCGACGGCGTTCAAGACGTGGAGCGAGACACAAGCGATGGCGCCGGATGGTAAGAAGGCGCAGCGCAAGGCTGATGCGGAGGCGCATGCAGCGGCTGGCAACAAGTTCTCACCGCCAGCGGCGCCGAAGCTGATTGTGTCCAACAGGTGATCAAGGAGTGGACGACGGCGTGCCCTGACTGGGAGAGCCGGATCGTTGCAAAGCAGACCCTGATCCCCTTCGCGCCGCTGTTCCCTGAAGAAGCGGCGGCGGCGCTGGAGGTGTTCAAGTCGCTGCGTATCGTTGACGCGGCGGGCAGCCCCACATTCGGGGAGGCTTGCGATCAGTGGGTTTTCGATTTCGTCGCGGCAATCTTCGGGGCCTATGACCCGGACACTGGCAAGAGGCTGATCCGAGAGTTCTTCCTGCTGATTTCCAAGAAGAACTCCAAGTCAACCATCGCGGCCGGCATCATGGTAACGGCGCTGGTCCGAAACTGGCGCATGTCGGCGGAGCTGCTGATCTTGGCGCCGACAATCGAGGTGGCGAACAACAGCTACAAGCCGGCGGCCGACATGATCAAGGCCGACCCGGTGCTGGTCGAGATGCTGCACATCCAGGACCATCTGCGCACGATCACGCACCGGACCACTGGCGCGGCGCTGAAGGTTGTGGCGGCGGACAGCGACACGGTGTCGGGCAAGAAGGCTGCGTTTGTCTTGGTGGATGAGCTTTGGGTGTTCGGCGCCAAGCCCAAGGCAGACGCCATGCTGCGCGAGGCGACGGGCGGGCTGGTGTCGAGGCCAGAGGGGTTCGTTATCTCGCTGTCAACGCAAAGCGACTCGCCGCCAGCCGGCGTGTTCAAGGCGAAGCTGGATTACTTTCGCGACGTGCGGGACGGGAAGATCAAGGACAACAAGTCGCTCGGCGTGATCTACGAGTTCCCGCCTGCGATGGTGAAGCGGGCCGACTATCTGGACCCGGCCAATTTCTACGTCACCAACCCGAACATCCCCCACTCTGTCAGTCAGGAGTGGCTGGAGGATGAGCTTCGGAAGGAGATGGCCAAGGACGTTTCGACGCGGGCGACCTTCTTCGCCAAGCATCTGAACGTCGAGATCGGGATGAACCTGCGGGCCAATCGCTGGCCCGGCGCGGAGTTCTGGGCGCGGCAGGCCGACACGTCGCTGACGCTGGAGTCGGTGCTGGCGCGCAGCGAGGTCACGGTGGTCGGCGTTGACGGCGGCGGGCTTGACGACCTGTTCGGGCTTTGTGTGATCGGCCGGGACCGGGTGACGCGGGACTGGCTGGCTTGGGCACATGCTTGGTGCCACGAGGGCGTCCTTGACCGGCGCAAGTCGATAGCCGGCAAGCTGCGGGACTTCGCCGCCGCCGGGGATCTGACGATTGTTGACGATGAGCTTGGCGACATTTCGGAAATCGTGGCGCTGATCGCGGACATCAAAGGCCGCGGCCTGCTGGCGTCGGTGTCGGTGGATCCCGCTGGACTGGGCGAGATGATCGAAGCCTTGGCCGAGATTGACGTGACGCAAGAGGCCGGGCTGCTGATCGGCGCTCCGCAGGGGTATGCGATGATGAACGCTATCAAGACGGCAGAGCGCAAGCTGGCCAACGGCACGCTGCGCCACTCGGGGGCCGCGCTCATGGCGTGGAGCGTCGGGAACCTGAAGATCGAGCCGACCGCAACCGCCATTCGCGCGTCGAAGCAGAACGCAGGAGACGACAAGATCGACCCCGTCATGGCGCTGTTCGACGCCGTAACGGTGATGAGCCGCAACCCGGAAGCCACCGGCCCCGGCATTGACGGCTTCCTTGAAGCACTGGCGGCGTCCTGATGGGCGTGCTGGGGTGGATGGGCAGCCTGTTCCGCCCGGGGGAGCAGAAGGCAATGGTGACGCTTCTGCCGCGTGTCACGGACACGGCGCTTGCCGGGCAGATGGGCAGCGGAGCTGGCTATGCCGGCGAGGTGGTCACGGCTTCATCGTCAATGGCGCTGTCTGCCGTCTGGGCCTGCGCGCATCTGGTCAGCGGCACGATTTCGTCGCTGCCGTTCGAGGTCCACCGCCGCGGGGCGCAAGGCTTCTCGAATGTGGATGATCGCCATCCGCTTCACCGGGTCATCTACGACAGCCCGAACTATGACCAGACGGCGCTGGATTTCTGGGACTACCTGAACCTGTCCATCGAGCTTTGGGGCAATGCCTATGCTCAAGTCGAGCGGTCGGGCGAGCGGGTGACGGCGCTTTACCCGGTGCATCCCGAGTTCATGGCCGTTCGCCGGCTTGGCACGGGCGCCCTGGAATACCGCTGGACGCGCGACGGGCGGTATTACACCGGGACGGACCGGGACGTGTTGCACATCCGTGGGCCGGGTGGCGAGCCTCTGGGCGGGATGTCCACCCTGCAATTCGGCCGGCAGGCGTTCTCGTCTGCGCTGGCCGCGGACCGTGCGGCGTCGGGGATGTTCAGCAACGGGCTTCGGCCCTCGGCGGTGGTGAAGTTCAAGGAATGGCTGAAGCCGGAGCAGCGCGAGATGATCGAGGCCAAGCTGGTTGACAAATACATGGGCGCGATGAACGCCGGCCGGCCATTCGTGGCAGAGGGCGGGGTCGAATATCAGCAACTCAGCATTTCTCCCGAAGATGCGCAGATGCTTGGGTCGCGGCAACTCGCGGTCGAGGAAATCTGCCGCTACTTCGGCGTGCCCCCGGTGATGATCGGGCACGCTGGCGGCTCGACTGCATGGCCGACCAGCGTTGAACAGCAAGGGCTGATCTTCCAGAAGTTCACCCTGCGGCGCCGGATCAAGCGGATTGAGCAGGCGGTTGCCAAGCAGCTTCTCAGCCCCGCGGACCGGGCTGCCGGCGTGTCAGTGCGGATCAACATGGAGGCCCTGCTGCGCGGCGATAGCGCGTCCCGTTCTGCCTTTTACCAGACCATGACGCAGATCGGCGCCATGACGATCAACGAGGTGCGCGGGCGCGAAAACCTGCCTCCGGTCGAGGGCGGCGAAGTCCCACGGATGCAGATGCAGAATGTCCCAATCACGCAAGCAGGGCAGGAGACCCCAGATGGAATATAAGGGCGATCTTGAGATCAAGGAACTGACCGACGAGGGCGTGATCGAGGGCTATGCGTCGATCTTCGGCAATGTGGATCAGGGCGGCGACAAGGTGATGCCAGGCGCGTTTGTCGAGGGGCTGAAGCGGGCGCGAGAGACCGGCCGTGTCGTCAAGATGCTCTGGCAGCACAACCCCAGCGAACCCATTGGCGTCTGGGAGGATCTGGCTGAGGACGGCAAGGGCCTTCGCGGCAAGGGGCGGCTGGTCATGGAAGTTGCCCGCGCCCGTGAGGCGCACGCGCTGATGAAGGCAAAGGCCCTCGGTGGCCTGTCGATCGGCTATCGCACCCTGAAATCCTCGCCGGATGGCAACACCCGCCTTCTGGAAAAGCTGGACCTGTTCGAGGTTTCGCCTGTGACGTTCCCCATGAATGACCGGGCCAAGCTGACGGCAGTGAAGGCCGAAGGGTGCGAGGACATTGTGAACAAGCTCAAGGCCGGGGAACGGCTGACCGAGCGGGAGTTCGAGCAACTGACCAAGGGTCTTGGTCTGTCGAACTCGCAGGCGGAGCGCGCCGCGCGCGTCCACCTGAAGGGGCCGGGGGAACCGGCCGAAGCGGCAAAGGACGGCGCTGCATTCATGCGCGCCTTGCTGGGCCAATCGGCCTGATCTCACAAATAGGAGGCCATTATGGCTGACAACGAAAACAAGACCGCCGCAGAGCTTGCGGTGGAAGTGAAAGCCGCGCTCGACAAGTCCGTGGATGCCGTCCGCGCGATTGCCGAGGACGCTCTTGGCAAGGCGGAAAAGGGCGAGGCCCTCTCCACCGAAACCAAAGGCAAGGCCGACGAAGCCCTGACCGGCATGAACGCCCTCAAGGCGCAGTATGCCGAGCTTGAGCAGAAGCTGGCCCGCACTGGCGCCGCCGACAAAGAGCAGGCCGAAACTGCCGGCGGTTCGTTCGTGGACTCGGACGAGTTCAAGAACTTCGCCAAGGGCGGCTTCGCGCGGAATGACCGCGCCCGCATCGAGACCAAGGCCACGCTGACCAACTCGGTCGCCGCGGCGGCTGGATCGCTTGGCGACGGTCTGCAAGTGACCCGCGTTCCAGGCATCCTGGAAGTCCCGCTGCGGCCCATGACCATCCGCCAGTTGCTCGCACAGGGCAACATGGACGGCCAGTCGCTGGAGTTCGTCCGTGAGAACTCCTGGACCAACGGCGCTGGCATGGTGGCAGAGGGCGCCGCGAAGCCCTCGTCCGACTTCCGGCTGGAAATCGTGTCCACCACGGCCAAGGTCATCGCCCACTGGATGAAGGCGAGCCGTCAGGTTCTGTCCGACATTTCCGCCGTGCGGTCGATGATCGACAGCCGCCTGTCCTACGGTCTGGATCTGGTGGAAGAAAACCAGCTTCTGAACGGCGACGGCACGGGCCAGAACCTGCTGGGCATCATCCCGCAGGCCACTGCCTACACCAGCCCGCTTGTTGGCGCCGACACGCAGTCCATCGACAAGATCCGACTGATGATGCTCCAGTCCTCGCTGGCGCTGCTTCCCGCAGATGGCATCGTGATGCACCCGGCAGATTGGGCGTGGATCGAGCTGCTGAAGGACACGACCGGGCGCTACATCATCGGCAACCCGCAAGGCAACATCGGCGCGACCCTCTGGGGCCTGCCGGTTGTCCCGTCGATGGCGATGACCGTGGACAAGGTTCTGGTCGGCGCCTTCAAGACCGGCGCGCAGATCTTCGACCGCTGGGGGACCACCATCGAGGCCGGCTACGTGGACGCAGACTTCACGTCCAACCTCGTCACCATCCTGGCCGAAAAGCGGCTGGCTCTGGCGACCTATCGTCCTGGCGCGTTCATCTACGGCGACTTCGGCCGCGTGGCGTAATCGGACAGCGGGGGCGGGCAACTGCCCCCGCAACCCAAAGGAGGCCGACATGCAGAAATACACTGTCCTGCGCCAGCATTTTGGCGACCAATATTATCTCCCTGGTGACACCCGCGAAGCCCGCGAGGCCGATGTTGCGCACCTGATCGGCACGACGCTTGAGCCAATCGAAGCCAAGGTTGTGGAAGTGCCCGAGAACAAGGACGCCTCCCAGAGCAAGGCGCGCAAAACCAAATGACCCCGGTTCTTGCCACCCCGCCTTCCGGCGATCTGATCGTCCTGTCGCGCATGAAGGAGCACCTGCGGGTTGACCATTCGGCCGAGGATGAGCTGATCAGCGGCCTGATGGCTGCCGCGGTGGCGTATCTTGACGGCTGGAAGGGCGTTCTGGGCCGGGCGATCCTGCCGCAGACATGGCGGCAGACGTTCACCGGCT